TAAATCAACAGGAGGGCACTCTGATGTCCGACACTATGACGACCCGCGAAGTAATGACGGCGCTCGGCGTCACCTCGCGCATGACGATCTACTACTACCAGCTCCGTGGTCTCCTCACGCCGATTGATTCGCGCAACGGGGTGATCAACCGCTACCCACGGGCCGAAGTCGAGGCGCTGATCGCTTCCCGGCAAGCCCATTGACCACACCAAATGCGAGCGCTCTCGCTAGTACCAATAGCGAGAGCGCAGTTTCCCGAAAGGAGGGAATTTCTATGACCACCCAATCATACCACACTTCCGAGGCCGCGTGTGCACCTGCTCCCGAAAAACGCCGACCGATCCTCATCATTGATAAGGATGTCGTTGCCGTGCACGCCTCACAGATCGGCCCGTATGCCTTCGCGACGTACTGCGCCATTGCCTGGCACGCCAACAACGGGAAGTGTAAGGTCTCGCACCAGCGACTGAGTGACCTCACAGGCATCGGCCGCCGCACGATCATCCAGACCGTCGAGACGCTGGAGCAGCACGGACTTATCCAGGTCACCCACAAAGGTGGCGGTAAAGGCATCGGAGCATGCAACGAGTACCTGATCGTCCAACTCCCGCTGTCCGGACCGAGTGCATTTAATGCACACGATAACTCTGACCGAGTGCAGCAAATGCACACGATAGACTCATCGAGTGCAGCAGATGCACACGATGAGTCATGCGACCGAGTGCAGGAAATGCACACCACTGGTGGATCGAGTGCATTAAATGCACACGATACCACCTACCGAGTGCAGCAAATGCACACGATAGACGGATCGGGTGCAGCAGATGCACACGATAGCCCTCTACCGAGTGCATTTCATGTCGGATCGAGTGCATCTGATGTCGCACCGAGTGCAGCAGATGCACATGAACGAGTATCTAACAAGCATACGAACGATGCACCAGGCTCGGATGCTGGGTATATCCATACCCCCCCCACTTATACCAAGCTTGGTGATACTACAGCTACCACCACCCCCGAGCTTCATTCCATCGTCGAAGACTCTTTGGGGGGGGAGGACATCACTGTGGGTGACGAGGGCTCGGTGGAGCCCGAGGATTCCACGGCGGGCGAGGGACACACCACTGCACCCGCCCCGCAACCCAGCCCCTCCATCACTGACATCGTTCGAGCGCCGAAGGAAGTGGGTGATATATCCGCAACAAAGCCATCGCTCTACGACATCGCCGCCAGGCTTGCGAAGATGAACAGAAACCCGGACATGCTGGCCGCGAGCATCGTGACCCATTGGCTGCAACACCGTGATGTGGTGGGGTTCGAGCCGACCGACCAGCGCTATCAAGCAAGCACCATTGGCGACGTGAAGAATCACAAATCGCTGTGGTACGAACTCGGCGAGATGGTCGTCGGCGCTGGCCATACGCTCGATGAAGGGCTCGTGCTCTGGCTGGATCGTCAGCCCTACATCACCATCGACGAGTTGCGCAAAGCGGAACGCCCGGCCGCAAGGCTCGCTGCTCGCCTCAAAGACGTCATGGATCAGGTACGGCGCGAAGTTACCTATTACGTCAACCCGCAAAAGCGCTCCGGGTTCGACCCGGAGGTGATCAAGGCGCAGGAGGCTGCACAGAAAGATCTCCGCCGCCGCATGAACATCGAAAAGGAAGCGATCGCGAAGCTGAACAAGCGGTACGCGGTCGAGCTCGACCCGTACGCCAGCAACGACATCGCGAACGAGATCGAAGCCTGTAACCAGCGTCTCGACGAAATCGAAAATGAACTGGCGAAGCAGGAGGGGCGCGATCCGCTCACACGCAAAGAGCGGGAGACCAAAGAGGCGGAAGACCTCAAGGCTGGACTGGACCTGAACCAGGAGCGCGCACGCAGGCTCGGCATGCTCCCGCTTTCTGCGGACTCCCCTCGTGGACTGGCGCTTACCGCCACCGAGGGGGGATCCGTTGAAATGCAACCGGTTGCGAAGGGGTAAAACAGGCCATCGCGCCGGAGGGGGAGAACGGGGGTTCGGCAAACGAGCGTTTCCTCACGGCCCTGCCTCACTGATCCGCACAACATATCAGCATAACACACGAACGCAATAGGCAAAGCACCAGGCATGTGCAGATCCCGTGACAGGTACTGTCGGTCGGCGGGAAATGTCGGCGATCTGCACACGCACCGAGCACCATCCGAGCTAATCATGGGAGCGGACAAGGAGGTGAACGATGGGACATATCACACACGGATGCAGCAACGAGCCGATGTATCGGCGGCTGATGGGGGCGCGCCAGCGGGCGAAGCGAGAGCCAAGCTACCGCAGGCGCGGAATCAAGTTCGACGACGCCCTGATTCGCAACATCAGGGACGCCTGCGCCTGGGCACGCGAGCAGGGCGGGTTCGGCCCGGGGGAATCCCTTGATCGTGCCGACAACGACGGAGATTACACCATGGGCAACCTGCGGATCGTTGACGCACGGACGCAGTGTCTCAACCGCTCGTGCACCCTCTGGCTCACCATCGGCGGGATCACGCTGACGCTCTCCGACTGGGTGCGGGCGACGGGTGTGGTGCCGTATGGCATCGCCATGCTGCGGATTTACAGCTACCGCTGGGACCCGCTGGCGGCCTTGCTGATCCCGGTAAACGGGTTGCGCAGGTGCGGGGTCCCACGGACGATCGTCGAGGCCCGCCTGGCGGACGGATGCATTCCTGCGCTATCGACTGTGCTGGAGTTGTCGGCGAAGGAGGTGGCGGCATGTCGGTGATCTTTCGGCACGAAGGCTCTGTGCGCACGCTCACGATCCTACGAAGCGATGTTGGTGTGATCATCGAAGACCGCTACCTGATCAATCCAGCGGGGGTGCAACGTGTCATCGACTTGTTGTGCGCCTGGGAGCGGACGGACCCGACAGCGCCGACGGAGACGATCATGGACTCGGTGCGGGCGCTGCTGGATGAGCTGGAGGAGGAGAGATGACGATCACACTCTTTGCGCGGGACGGGTGCGCCATCGAGCTGGCGGCGGCGGACGGCTCACCGATCATCGAGGTGCGCCAGAGCTACTGGGCGTCGCGGGAGGCGCTGGCGCTGGTGGTCGAGCGGGTGCTGGCGTGCGAGGGCCCGGACCCCTTTGCGGGCGACACGGACCTGGTGATGCGCGACGTGCGGGCGGTGCTGGACGCAAGCATAGCGGCGTAATCGACTGCCCGTCGCCAACCTCGTTTTCGGGGGCCCAAATCGGCCCCCTTTCCCTCGTGGCCCCTGCTTGCCAAACAAGAGCAAGCCGAGGATAATAATCCCGTCAGCGAAACATGAGAGTCTCCGGGGCGGGTGCACCTCCCATCCGCCCCATGACTCCCGCTCCGCATTCCGTTGCCGCTCCGCCCATACCGGGCTATGCGGCGATCGGGCGATTGAGCGAGCAGGCGATCCCTCACCCGCTCTCGCCCGTCCCTCTCCGGCCGATGGCCCAGTAACACACCACCGAACGCTCCACCGAATTATACCGAAGGCCTTGGCCGCTTGAGCCCGCCTGGTCGAATCAACGGCCCCGATTCACCCACCGTCGTGATGACGGAGGAAACATGTGCAAGTGTCCCGATCCCATCTGTGATCTCGTCCAGCCCCTCGCGTACCACTCCGTCGTGCGGTGCCCGATCTGCCTGGATACCTATTTCGCCCCGAACGCGCTCCTGCGCCCGCACAGCCTCATCCAGGGCCGCTACGAATTTGTCGAGGATACCGGGATGCTGGATGATCCCGCCGACGAGGGACTGTTGCTGTCCTCGGAGGACTGATGGCCAAGCCCGCCGACTTTCGCCGTAGCCTGATCCTTAGCGATATCCACGCGCCGTACCATGACGAGCGCGCGCTGGCGGTGGCCGAAAAGTTGTGCCGATGGCTGCGCCCTCACAGCCTCATCCTTGCCGGTGACATCATCGATTGCTACCCCTGCTCCCGATTTGATCGTGACCCCGACCGCTCGAGCGGCAAGGCGATGCAGGCGGAAATCGATACCACGATCGACATCCTGGATCGCCTGCGCAAGTCTGCCGGGAACGCGTGCGAGATCACGTATTTGGCCGGAAATCACGAGGATCGCCTGCACAAAACGCTCCTGCGCAAGGCCCCGGAACTGTGCGGGATCGAAGCCCTCGAGGTGCCCGCGCTGCTGCACCTAGACGAGTTGGGCATCACGTATTTGCCATCCAGCAAGCTCTACCGCATCCATGGATTGGTCGTCGAACATGGCCAGGTGATCCGCTCACGCTCAGGGTACTCGGCAAAAGGCCAGTTGGACAAGCGTGGAATCAGCGGGGTGTCCGGCCACACTCATCGGCTTGGCGTATCCTACCACTCCGATATGGCTGGCACCGCCCGCTGGGCGGAGAACGGCTGCCTGTGCTCACTCACCCCCGAGTATCTCGTCGGCGATCCGGATTGGCAGCACGGGTGTACGATACTCTGGCACGATGCGGATTCAGGCCACACAGCGCTCGACCAGGTACATATCTCCGACGGTAGAGCGTTGTACCACGGCCAGACCTTTGCCGCTTAGGCGGATGGAGATGCGATGCAGAAACACCTCGCCCGCGATATGCGCATAGAAGTCCTCGCTGGTGGCGATTGGGTTGCCGTTGAATATACCAAGCTTGCGCGCACTATCGCCAAGGGCGTCACGACATACCTGATCTCGTCCGTCTATGCGCACGATGGCGCTGTCCGCCCTGGCGATCAGTCCGCGCTCGAGCACGCAGCCACCACCGGCCTACCAATCCGCGCGCGCTACCTGTGCGCAGAAGTTGTCGTCGCTGAATTTAGCGCCCACGTCGCGGTCGACGGGCCGTGTATCGATTACCGCACGGCGGACGGATCTACCCTCGCCGCAATCGTGGCCTACACGCTGACCTTGCGGCACGAGTGTCGTGAGAGCTACGACCGCGCTGGGTGGCAGGAGGCTGTCCTCACCAACGACCCGCCGCAGTACTCCGCCTAACCGCACCGCACGGACCCACCATGACACGCAAACAGGACATGCCAGCAGGAAAAGCGCAGACGGACGCTCGCAGAGAGCGGCTGCTGATTCTCATCACCCGTGAGGGCTGCAAGAGCCTCTCGACTCGTGAGCTCGCCGCCCGCCTGACTGACGAGGGCTATCCCTGCTGCCACACCACCGTCCTGGACGATCTCGCCGCCGTGCGGGCACAGATGGCCGCCAACACCCAGCGCGACGCCGCAGAGTGGATCGCCGAGCAGCTCGCCGACCTGGACGCCCTCCACGACGCGCTCTGGCCGATGAAAGAGGACCCGCGCAACGCCGCACAGATCATCCGCATCGCGGAGCGCAAAGCCAAGCTGTTGGGCCTGGACAAGCCCGCCCGCACAGAACTCACCGGGAAAGATGGTGCCCCGCTGGAAATCAATGCCGCAATCGACCTCGCCACCGATGCCGTCTGGGCTGGACTACTGGACCTTAGTCAGGCTGAAGTCCCGCCCCGATTTGACGACTGAGCAGCAGGAGCGCATCCGCCATGCCGCCCTGCTCAATGCCCGCGCTCATCCGGCTGATCTGGCCCCATTGTGCTATTCCATCGGCGGGCGTCCCATGGTAGCTGAGCCGTTCCACCGTTTTTGGATTGATGCCGCGCTCTCCGCAGATAACCTGCTCATCCTGGCGGCCCGTAACCACGCGAAATCGACCTACCTGTCTGGCGTGCTCCCGCTGTGGGAGATCGGCTCAAACCCGGCCCAACGCATCCTCCTGGTGACGGCCGTCGACGCGGCGGCGGGCAAGTTCATGCTCGACCTGCAGGCGCACCTGGAGCACCCGGCGTTCCGCGCGGTGTTTCCGGACCTGCCCCGCATTCGGAAAAGCACCGAACGCGAGCTCTATTTCGACATCCCGCAGCGTGACCCCACCTTTCGCGTCGTGAGCATCGAGTCGAAGACGATCACCGGCTCCCGCGCCGATCATCTCCTCTGCGACGACGTCGTCGTGGACAGCAACTCGGACACGCCGGGAAAGCGCGAGGATCTCCGGCATAAGTATATTGATGTCCTCCTCCCGCTGCTGGAGCAACCCCATGGCCGTGTGACCGTCGTGGGCACCCCGTGGGCGGAGACCGACCTCTACCACACCATGGAGCGCGATCTGGGCTACACCGTGATCCGCGCACCGGCGATCAGCGAGGCTGGCGAGATATTGTGGCCAGGAAAGTTCTCCGCGCTCGCGCTGGAGGCTATCCGCCGACCTGACCCTGTCGCCTTCGCCAAAAACTACCTCGTCAGCATCGCATCGTATTCCGGGCAAGTCTTCCAGCGCTCCTGGTTTTTGCCCACCGTCAGCGCTGACGAAGTTCCGAAGCTCACCGAAGTTTGGATCTCCGCCGACACCGCCATCAGTACCAAGGCTGGATCCGACTACACCGCGTTTGTGACCCTCGGCCGCGACGCCAGAGGGACCATCTATGTCCTTCATGCGGAACGCGGGCAGTGGGCTCCTGGTGAGACGAAAGAGCGCATTGTGGCGGGATGGAAAGCCGCCAGAGCGCAGTATGGCCCCATCTTTCGCGGATTCCTGACCGAGCAGATCAAAGAGGCCGCCGTCTTCGTTGAGTGGGTCCGCGAATCCCTCCGGGGAAACGGCGTCACCCTCATGCCGCACGGCGGGCTGGCGAAAGCGGAACGCGCCCGCGCCATCGTCCCCCGGGCCGAGAACGGCCAGATCCGCTTCGTGGACGCGCCCTGGAACGATGCGGTACTCAACGAGCTCTCCGCGTTCACACCCGACGACTCCCACGCCCACGACGATTATGTCGACGCCCTCGTCTACGGCTGCGCGAAGCTCTGGGGCATCGAATTCACCCGCCAGACCGCCCAGAAACCTGGCCGCATCGTCAACGTCCTGCCGACCTATTGAGGCCCCACCACATGGCTCTCCACCCTTGCTATACCGCCGAACTCGTCGATCGCATCAAGCGTATCGAGATCAACCGCCGCCTCTACAAGGGCGAGCATGAGTGCGTGTTGGTGGATGCCCAAGGCCGCCGCAGCCCGATCCCGTACCGGCCGATCAACTATCTCGGCGACACGCTCACCCAGACGCTCGTGGAGCTCACCTGGATTGGCTACCCGGCGCTCGTGTCGGAAAACGCCACCAAGGAGCAGGAGCAGGCCCTGAGCCGCCTCACCGAGCAGCTCCGCATCCCCACCCTCGCCAAGCCGACCAGCGCCCTGTGCTCGTACGCGGGCCATGGCGCATGGCGCATGATCATCGATCGGCGCACCGGGCGGCCCACCCTGCAGATCTGGGGGATCCGCGACGGCCAATGGATCACGTGTGAGTCAGATGATGGCGATCCCGCCCATGCCATCGCTCTCTCTCTCTGGCACTCCCGCCGCCTCGCCCAGAACAAATTTTGCGCGGTCGAAGAGCGCTTTGCGCACCTCACCGACGCCACCGGCCGCATCATCCCGGGCGTGTTGCATACCACCACCGCCTACGCGATGGGCGGAGACGGCAGCGTGCAGGCGGGCACCATCCCGCTAGCCAGCGTCTACGGCGACGGCGGACCTGAGCCCGAAGTGATCTACGACGGCCTCACCGAGCTCCCGGTGCGCATGGTGTCCAACCCCGACATGGACGGCGACGGCTGGGGCGATAGCGATTACTCCCCGGCGAGAATCTCGTGGCAGCACGAATACAACCTGACACAGGCGCGCCGATCGTTTTCCCTGCGTTTGAAGATGAGCCCCAGTATCCGCATCGACCCCAATGCGGCGGATGCGGACGGCGGCTACAACATGGACGCGCACATGATCCAGTACACCTCCCCGGGCGGGAGCTCCGTGCACGAGATCACCGCCGCTGAGTGGGACGCCGCGCTCTCGGACTCCGCCGTGCAGATAGACAAGCTGCGCGAGGATTGGTACGCGATGACCCCGCTCTCGCCCGCGCTCATCGGCGACGTGGCGTCCGCAGAGTCCGCCGAAGCCCGTCGTCTCTCGCTCATCCGCCCGAAGTCCGCCGTCAGCGATCGGCGCATGGTCTTGGAGCCCGCTCTCACCTGGGCGTACAAGTCGGCGATGGAAATGGAACGCATGCTCGGGCTCGAGAGCGTGGAGCCGGTAGAAGCACTCTCCTACCTCTGGCCCAACCCGATCCCCGAGGAAACCTCCGACCGGCAGGCCACCAGCATGACCACCATCAATGAGGTGGCCGCCGACCTGCGCTCGGTGGACTCGGCGATTGCGATGCTAAACCCAACCCTCACCGCCACCCAGCTCAAGCAGGAGCGTGCCCGCATCGACGAGGCTGTCGCCGCGCGCGCTGATGCCGTGTTGACCAATTTCTCCCTCGCCCCGGGAGCGTAATCCATGCCCTCCCCGCTCACAGGCCCCACGCCGGATCCCGTCGCTGAAGCGCTCGCTGAGATCTACCTCCAGATGGACGGTGAGATTCGTGGGCGGCTGGTGTTTGCGACGCTCGATGAGCTCATGGGCGACTGGAACCTGCAGAAGAGCCTGGTGGCGCGGGCGCAGCTCATCGAAGAGCTCACCAAGCTCGGCACCAAGCTGGACAAGCAGACCGGCGAAGCCCTCGCGAAGATCGCTGAGCTTGGCGTCCAGGGCGCAAAGGACGAGCTCACCGCCCTCGGCGTCGCAGAGTCCCGGCTCGAGCAGGCGCGTTTCAACCCGGCGTCGGTGGAATCCATCGCCCGGGACATGACCCGCCAGCGTGGCCTGTATCTCGGCACCGTGGGCTCCGGGGAAGGCTCGGTGCTCCGGCAAATCGACGACTATCTGCGACGGTTGCAGAGTGGCGAGATCACGAAAGGCCTGCTGGATCGCACCGCGCCCGCCCAAGTGGGCCGCAACCTCCGCGAGGCCGCGATCAACGAGCAGCGCCTCAAGTGGGTGGCCGGGCAGATCGATCATGTGGGCACCGTGCCGATGTATAACAAGGCCGGGCAGGAGATCGGACGCCAAAGCCTGCACGCCTGGGGCCGCATGGCCGCCCGCACCGGCATGGCGCGGGCAGAAGCCGAAGGCCGATCGGCCACGCACGAAGCGGCGGGGATCGAAGTCTTTCAAATCAACACGACCGGCACGCTATGCTTCATTTGCGCCCCCTTTGAAGGAAAGTTTTTCCGCTACTCCTGGAGCACAAGCCCGGAATACGCCCGCTTTCCTGAATGCCCCAGAGAAGATCCTTTTCATCCACAATGTTATCACCGAAAGATAGCCGTGCCATACCCGGATGACGCGCAGGAGCCCACCGCCGACGAGCTGGAGCTGCTCTCCTCCGATAACAAGGCACTGTATGCCTACCAGCGCGATGTGGCCCCCGACGGCCCTGACCGCCTCTGGGCCGCGCAAAAGGGCTTCGCCACACGGAGCCAGTGGCAGACCTATAAAAGGATGGCCCAGCGCGAGGGCATGCCCATCAAGGATCTCCGAGGTCCGCGCTGGCGCTACCGTGGGATCGAATCCCGCCGCCCGCAGGCCATCCAGGCGATGATGCGGGACCGTGGGCTCTCCTACGCCGACGCGATGGAAATCCAGACCCGCCAATTCATGCGCAGCCCCAGCTACCTCGAGCAACGCCCGAAATCGCTAACCCCCGCCGCACAGCGCAAAGCCGTGGCAGAGATGCTACGCGACGAGCGCACCGCACAGTAATCCCCAGCCACCGCGTCGCCAGCGGGAGTCACGCCCCGCGCCATACCACTGCAGCGCGTCGCCGGAGTCGCTGCCCGGCATACCCACACTCACGCCCGCCACCGTGGCGCTCCAACGGGGGAGGACCAAACCATGCCGACCACCATCGAGGGGATCACGTACTACACCGAGCAGGAGCTCACCGAGGCGCGAGACGCCGCCTCCGCAGGCGCACGCAAGGATGGCGAGCGCAAGGCCGATCGCGAGCTCAAAGCCGCGCAGGACGCTCTCACCGCGCTGCAGGACGCACACAAGGCCATCGAGGCCGAGAAGGGCACGCTGGCCAGCCAGTTGGCGGAAAAGGATGCCGCCCTCGCCGGGATCACCCGGGAGAAGACATGGATGTCGACGCTGGTGAACGCGGGCTACGGCTACTCGCAGTCCAAGCTCCTCGCCAACCTCCCGGCCCTCGCTGGCGTGGACACCGCCAATGACGAGGCCGTGAAGGCCGCCATCGCCGAAGTGCAGGCCGCATTCCCGGCCAGCACCCAAGGCCCAGCCGCGCAGAAGCCCGACCTCTCTAACCTCTCTCGTGGCGGCAAGCCCGCAGACGCGACGCCACCCGTGGCCACCGATCTCGCGTCAGCGGCGCGCGCGCACTACGAAAAGGGGCGCTAACCCCCTCTTCGCCCTACCCTACCCTAGGAGTACCATACCATGGCCCTTACCCTTGCAAATCTCAACGACGCGTCGATGACCGCTTTCGAGCTGGGCATCGTCGAAAACATCCGTCGCACCTCTTACCTGTTCGACGCGATGACCTTTGACCCCGCCGCCGTCGCAACTGGCGGTGGCTCGCTCGTCTACGGCTACACCCGTGAGCTGACGATGTCCGGTGCCGCGTTTCGCGACGTGAACGACGAATACACGGCGTCGAATGGCACCAACGAGCCCGTCACCGTCGCGATCAAGCGCTTCGGCGGGACCTATCCGGTCGACCGTGCCGCGCGCGACAGCAACGGGCTCTACGACATCATCGCGGATCAGGCAAACAAAAAGCTGAAAGCCGCGATCAACCTCTTCCACTCGGCGTTTGTCAACGGTACCGACGCCGACGCAAAGTCGTTCGACGGCATCGAGCAGATGATCGACGCCGGACAGGTTATCAGCGGCACCTCCGTCAACCTGACGACCGCCTCCTTGTTCGAAGAGAACAAGCACCTGCTCTTCGCCAAGATCGACGAGGCCCTGCAGAAGGTCCCGGGCGCAAACCTCATCCTCGTGAACGATCGTGGCTCCCTCATCTTCGGCGAGGCGGGTCGGCGCATCGGCTACATCACGGCGGCCGAGTCTGCCATGGGCATCAAATACAACACCTACAACGGTGTGCCCATCGTCTCGATCGGCAAGGATGCGGCTGGCGCGGAGATCATCCGCGTTAACGACGGCGGAGCCACCCCGGTCAGCCTCATCGACGTGTATGTGCTGCGCCTCGGCACCGACGGCATCATGTGCGCCACCCGCGCCACGCGCCCGGTCGTAGAGAACATCCTTCCGAACTTCGACATGCTCACCACGTCGGTCTGCAATGGCCTCATCGAGATCGTCGCCACCCCGATCTTCAAAACCGACGACTGCGTGGCCAAGGTGGAAGGCATCCTCACCGCGTAACCCGCGTGCCTCTCCGGAGGCACCACGCCCGGGGGCTGCCTCCTCCCAGCCCCCGGGCACCCCACCCTCCCACTCGTCCGTCCCCCGCAGGAGTGATCCATGGCGCAATATACCCTCGATCTCACAGGCACCCCATACGCTGGTCAGACCCTGACCGGCCGCCTGGGCTATACGATCTATGCCGCGCCGCCGGTGGTGGCGACACTGTGGATCGATCACTCCCTCGAGGCGGACGCGGGGCTGGATCTGGCCATCGAGGCCGCCTGCGCCCTCGTCGACCGCCTCGACGACACCGTCGACGCGCTGGCGCTGGGCGTCTACGGGGGCTACAACGCCGTCGCGGTCACCCGCTACCTGCCGCTCGCGCCGTACCTCGGTCCGGTGGGCGAGGACGAGGAAAACCACCCCGTGCGCTGGGACCCGGTCGCTGTGAAAGCCATGCTGCGCGGGAGCTCCTTCGGCGAGCGCATCTTCCATGATTTATTGTCCCCCACCGTCGGAGAGACCACCTGGTTCCCGCAAACCATCGGCGATATCGTCACCGTGCTGCGCCAGACGGAGCTCGGGCCGACCGCCGCGTTCAAAGCGCTCGACATCTTCCTGCAATCCGGTTCTGCCCTCGGCCACACCGGCGAAGTACCGGCGCTCACCGGTGAATACGATCTGGCCTACCGCGCCTGGGCAGCCAGCGGCGGGGCGGGTAACGTCCTGACCATCGGCACCCCTACCGACGACGTGGCCGACTACGTGACGGCACTGGTCCGCTCGGGGCGCGGGCGGCAGCGCACGATCACCAGCCTGGACGACCTGGACGCGCTCGCGACGTGGGACTACGCCCATTCCGGCGCGGTGCTTGCGAACTGGACGACCGACGGCATCACGGCGGGCGAGACGACCGATACCTATACCGTGGAGATCCCCGACGGCGCGTTTGACGACGCCCGCCTGCGGGTCGAATGGACGGTCCGCGCGGACACCGGTCCCGCCCCCACCATTGCAGATTTCTCCGCCTCCCTCGGCTTCCTCACCGAAGGGCAGCCGGTCACCATCACCTGGGCGACGGCTGACGCCACCGAGGTCACGCTCACCCGCTCCGACACGGACGAGGCGGTCACGCTGGCTGCCGACGGCACGCTGACGCTCACCCCGTCTGGCGTCCCGAGCACCACGCTGACCCTCACCGCCGCCGGAGCCACCGACCCCGACGCCGTCGACACGCTCACCCTCACCCTCGCCCCGCAACCGCTCCTCCTCGCCTTCGGCGTGCAGGGCGATCCGGCGGGCATCACCCGGCAACTATCTCCCGCCGGAGATCTGACCGTGGGCGTGCCGCTCCGCGCCGCCGTCACCGCGCAATGGTCCGTCACCGGGGCCGCCAGCCTCACCCTCACCCCGGGAGGCGCGCAGACCATCACGGCCGGAGCAGCGAGCGGGACCCTGGCTTATACCGCCAGCACGGTCGGCCACACACAGACCCTGGTTATCGCCGCCATCGGCCGCTACGGGGCCACCGAGACGCACACCATCACCCTGCGCACCATCGCGGTGCCCATCGACGAGGACGCCGAGCTGCCCGACGAGGAGACGCAGGAGCCGAAATACGGCTACGTCTCCCTCGCCCAGGCCACCGACTATTTCGCGGCCCGCTTGGGTGCGGATGCGTGGACAGAGGCCTCGGAAGCCTCGCGCATCGCCGCCCTGCTCACCGCCACAAAAGCGATCGACCGCCAGCGCTACACCGGCGCGAAGACCGTCGCCGCACAGGCCCTCGCGTTCCCGCGCACCGGGCTGACCGACCACGAGCGCCTCGCCGTCGCCACGGATGTTGTCCCGCAGGACGTGCAGGACGCCCAGTGTGAAGAGGCGCTCGCCCGCCTGGTGCTCCTGTCCTACGAGGCGCAGCTCTCCGCCGCGCAGGCCACCGCCCTCACCGGCGTGAAGCGGGAAAAACTCGGCGACGCGGAGCGGGAATACTTCGATCCCAGCAAAAACCCCGCCGCACTTCACCGCCCGGAGATGCTCGCGGAGCCCGCGCTCATCTCGCCGGTCGCCATCCGCTTGTTGTCGCCCTATTTCCTGCGCATCCCGACGAAGGTGTGGTAAGCCAATGCCCTCCCGCTTCACCGATCTCATGCCCCACCAAATGACCGCCACCGCCGTCGCCATCGACCGCTACGGGGCCGCCACGCCGTCGGGAAGCCCGCGCACCTACCGGTGCCGGGTGCAGCCCACCACCGAGGCGTGGGACGGGGCGGATCCCTCCGTGAGCGTCCGCGCAAAGTGCTACACAGACGAGAGTGACATGCAGCAGTACGAAATCGCGCTGGCGGTGGGCGACGTGGCCGAGCTCTCCGACTACTGGGGCGGCACGACCTACACGGTCATCCGCATCGACCACGTCGTCGCCCTCGACGGCACCCTGGACCACGCCGTGGTCTGGTTGGCGTAGGAGGACAGCAGATGTCCCTCACCTTTGACACCGACGCACTGACCGCCCGTCTCATCGCCCTCACCCCGCAGTTGCAGCGCGCGGCCGTGCGGGCGGAAGAGGCGTTCATCGACGCCCGCGTGATTGACGCGCAAGCCGTCGTCCCGGTGCAGACCGGCGAGCTGCACGACAGCATCCACCGCGAGGGCTCCGAGCTCATCGTTGATGCCCCGCACTCCGTGTGGATCCACGAGGGGCTGGAACTCAACCACCCGTCCGGCGGCGAGGCCAAATACGTGGAGCGCCCGCTGCTGGACAACGCCGACGACCTCCTCGCCCAGTTCTCGCGCGCAATGGAGGCCCTCCGATGATCGTTTCCCTCGCTGACGCGGTGGCCCAGGCCATCGGCACCGATATCACCCTCACCTCGACGATCCGCGTGGACGTCTGCCGACGCCAGGACCCGCGCGCCAACGGCATCGTCGTCACCCCCTACAGCGCACAGGACCACGAGGCCAGCACCTACAGCGTCCAGCGCCTGCAACTGGCGATCTACCACACCGACCTGGAGGCCGCCCTCGACCTGGGAGAGCAACTGCGCGCTGGCATCATGGACCTCTACGGCGAGCTCGACGGACGCTTCGCCACCTGGACGATTTCCCAGGCCTGGGAGGCAGTACACGTCCGCTGCGATCCCCTCGTCTACGTGGGCACCATCCCCGGCGAAAAGGCCAACCCCGAAACGCACAAACTGACTCTCACGCTCTCCATGATCGCGCGACGCATCATCGCCGACTAACCAGATCCCTCGCCCCGCGCCGACGTGGCGCACATCACACCACGCGCCGACCGGCGCACCCAAGGAGTTCCAAATGGCCAAACAACTCGCCCGCGCCACAGTCATCGAGATTTCGGACGGCGGCGCAACCCCCGCATGGCTCCAGCTCGACTGGATGACCGCCACCTACGACGAGGCCCGCACGATGGTCGACGTCACCTCCCAGGCCAACGCTGGCTGGACCGAAGAGATCGCCGCCGGTGGGCAAGTCACCCTCACGGTGGAAAACACCTACCTGCTCGACGACGACGGGACGACCCGCGACGCCGCGCAGGCCCGCTGCGAGACCCTCGCCCGCGCCTTCGGCCAGGCGGCCGTTGGCCAGGTGCGCGTCACCGAAGCCTCGGACGCCACCGTGACCTTCTCGGCCAACTTCAAAGTCTCGCCGTTCAGCGGCGGGGCCCAGGACGCAGCGAAGTGGTCCTGCGAAATCAAGTCAACCGGCACCGTCACCTTCGCCTAATCCCCCTGCGACCCGTGGGGCGGGGTAGATTCCCGCCCCACGCCGACCCACTCCCAACCTTATCTATATCGGAGGCGATATACCATGAAGAAAACGAAGACCGGATCCACCTTTGCGGCCAAATGGCTGCGCGGATCCACCCCCACCAACATCGAGATCGAGGACATCTACGGCCAGACCGTGAGCGTCCCGCACCGCGTGCCCGCCATCGTGCCGCTCGTCATTCGCGACATCATGCGGATCCAGGAGTCGCTCGAGGGTGCCGCCCCCGAAGAGCTCGCGGAATCTGGCGCGCTGATCGTTGAGGCATTGCGCAAGGGCATCGACAGCGTCTACGGCCCCGGCGTCGCCAATGGCTGGTTAGAGCGGGGCGCGGGCGCGGAAGAGCTCATGGCCTGCCTGGGCTACATCGCCAACGGGTTTGCCGCCATGCCCGATGAGGAGCCCGCCCCTTTGGCCCCAGCGGAGGCGTAGGTCTTTCGATCGACGACCTCCTCGACCAGTGGACGCTCATCTCCTGCGATTTCCGCCGCGAGTACCGGATCGATGACCTCTTCGACTTCTGTGAGACGCACGACTTCGACGAATTCATCGCCCTCGTCACCGGGCTCAAATCCAATTCCCGCCTGATGGAGTGGTGGAGCGCCAAGCAACAGGACGCTCCACCAGCTCCCCCGCCCCAACCGCGCAACCTGCCCACAGGCTCCCTTGTTGAGGCCATGCGCGCCAGCCACCCAACCGAGTGGGCCAAAGCCCAACAGGCCAAGCCCTGAGGACCAAACACATGCCCAACTACGATGCCGGGACCGTCACCGCAGCCGCAAAACTTGACATCCGTGGTTTTGTTACCTCCCTCGGGCAGATGCAACGCTCGACGGCGGCAGCGACGCAGGGCGCGGCGCAGGGGTTCCGGCACGTCGACCAGGCCGCCCAGCACACCCGCCAGATCTACGCCAGCTTCGGCTCGTTGAACCTGGGGGCGTTGCTGGGCGGTGCGGCGTTTGCCACAGCGGCCGCGCAGAGCCTCAAGCTTTCTGGCACGCTCGAGCAGACGGCGGTGAGCTACGAGACGATGCTGGGCAGCGCGGCGAAGGCGAAGAGCCTGATGGCGAGCCTGCAGCGCTTCGCCGCCGACACCCCGTTCCGGCTGCCGGAGATCCAGCAATCGACCAAGCTCCTGCTGGCCTTTGGCGAGAGCGCCGACGGCATCACCGACAAGCTGCGCCGCATCGGGGACATCGCCGCTGGCACGGAAACCCCGATCAAAGACCTGGCGGAGATTTACGGCAAAGCCCGTGTACAAGGTACGCTTTTTGCCGAAGACATCAATCAATTGACGGGACGAGGCGTGCCGGTCATCGCCGAATTCGCCAAACAGCTCGGTGTGACCGAGGGAGAGGTCAAAAAGCTGGCCAGCGAGGGTAAGATCACCTTCCCGATGCTGGAGCAGGCGTTCGTCAGCCTCACCAGTGAGGGCGGGCGCTTTTCCGGCCTCATGGAGAAGCTCTCCGGCACGCAGCTCGGCCGCTGGTCCACGCTGTTGGACAACGCCGCTATGGCCGCCGAAAAGGTCGGCGAGGCGCTGTCCCCGCTGGCCGATCGCCTGATCGCCATGGGCAACGGGATCATCCGGATCTCGGAAACCAATCCCGGGCTGATCCGCGCGGCCGCTGGCGTGCTCGCGATCGGGGCGGCTGCCGGGAGCGTCCTGCCTATGGTTGACTCGCTCATCAACGCCATCTCGAGGATCCCGGAAGCAGGGAAGGTGGCCAGTGATGGGTGGGAGGCGTTAATCTCGCGTGACCTCAAGGGTGGGCGTGACCCTAAAAAAATCAGGGAAGACGCCGATGATAAGGTTTCCAAGCGCCCGAGCACTGAAGAGGCCGATGAAGCCCGTCGCACGGGATCTTATGGGCGCACGCGCGCAAGGGGGCACGGCATCCCGGTAGAACTCCCCCTCATCGCGTCGATGGGCGTGGGATTCAAGCGGCTGGGCGCGAATGTGTGGGCGGCCCTGCGCGGGATCTTCACCGCCATCCGTGGTGCTTTGCTCTCGCCGATCGGGATCGCCATCCAGACCATCATCGCCGCCGTCATGGGCCTGGTGGCCATCATGAATTCGAAGGAGAAAAGCCTGTCGAAATTCCGCGAGGCGGCCAACGGAGGGCTAACGGTGCTGAAGTCGGTCGCCCTCTCCCTCTGGCCCGCGCTGAAAGCGTTGGGCGAGGCGCTCGGCGACGTGATCAAAGTCGTGGCGGGGCTCGCGGGCGGGCTGTTGGCGCTGCTGTTGCCGGTGATCGGCAAGGTGGCCCAAGGACTCGCGCTGGTGCTCATCCCGGTCCTGCACACGGTGGCGGCGGTCATCAAAAACCTCGTCGGGCTTTTCATCGCGCTGGGCTCTACCATCGGCGACATGCTTGCCGGTCGGTTCGACGACCTGGGTCGGCATTGGCGCAAGTTCGGGCGCGATTTTGTGAATGACTGGCGCACGATGGGCCGGGAAACGCAGAAGGGCTGGGACGTCACCATGCACGGGACGGGTCCTGCCGCCAAGGCTGCGGGCCTGGCTCCGGCGACGGCCGATGAGGCTGCCAGTGCCGCTGCCGCACCCGCTGCGAAGGCGCTCGCCCGCGTCATCTCTCCGGTTGACATCGCCAACCTCGCCGACATGGAAGCGATGATCCTCTCCCTGCAGGCGAAGGCGCGTGAGATCAACGGACAACTGATTAACCTCGACCCAGAGTCGGCGGAAGCCAAAGCGCTCAACGAGACGCTCTCCGAGACCGACCGGCGGATGGGGCTCATCCAGTCCCGCGTCGACTACCTCCGCTCCGGGATGGAGCGCGTCGCCGACGCCACCAGCGCGCTGATCAAGAACGCCGCGCAGGGCGCTGCCACCATCGGCACGCAGGCGCTCGCGGTGGGGCTCGCCCGGCTCCGGGGGGCGCTCGCGCTCGGGGCGGATGAGGCTGCGCAAGCTGCCATCGCCACCCGTCGACAGGAGGCGCAACTCGCCAACTTCAAGGCCATCGCCGCCGCCGAGAGGACGCGCGACGCCGCCCTCCTCGCGGTTGCCAAACAGCAGGATATCACCGACTCGCAACGCGGAGAAAAGCTCCGCGCGATCAACGACGTCTATGATCAGTCGGTCATCACCCTGCAATCGCAGCTCGACCTGACTACCAACCTCATCGACGCCGACGAGGCCCGCATCACGCACGCCCTCCGCCTGCGGGACCTCGCCCGGGAGAGCGCCCGTGCCACCGCTGAATCTGCCATGGGGCTGGCCCGCACCCTCGGGGACCTCCTACGCGGTCGGGGCAAAACCGGCCTCTCCAGCGAGCTCCTGGGCGGCAAAGAGGGCATCTCCGCCTTCGAGCGCCAGCGCCAGGCAACGGCGATCGCCACCGATACCGCCATCAATGACTACCAGACCGCCCGCGCGAAAGAGCGCCAAGCGCTCGAGACCCAGGGGATCGAGGAAATCGCCAGGCTCAAGCGCGCAAAAGGCACCACGCCGGAAGCGCTGCAAGCCGCCGAACTCGCCCACGCCCAGGCGCTCCTCCGCTTCGACGAAGCCACCACCGACGCCATAGAACAACAGGAAGCCGCCCGTGAGCGCGCCCTCGCCGCCATCGAAAAGCAGGAACGCGCAGCCAAAGCCCTCGTGGACGCCCAGCGCGCCATCACCGACCTCGACACCCAGCGCGCGCGCAACGCCGCCGACATCGGGACGAAGATCGCCCGGACCACGAAAAACTGGTGGGCGGAGATCATCGGCGGCTCCTACAAGGAACTCGCCGACGCGCAGAATTCCCTCATCGACAGCCAGACGAAGGGGCTGCGGAGCGTGCAGGATGCCGCCCGTGAGGCGTGGCGGGGCATCCAGGACGCGCAGCGGGACGGCAACCTCGCGCTCTCCCCAGAGGCGCTCAAGCGGCTGGAGGGACTCCTCGGACGCCCGTTCAAGGGTGCGGAAGATATCGCCTCCTTGCAGGAGATCCTGAAAAGCGCACCCGACGCGCTGAAGCCCTTCTTGACGAAGATCCTCGGAGCCTATGAGGACGCCAAGTTCGGGATTCAGAGCGACTGGATCGATATCAAGCTCCGCATCGACAAAGCCTCCTTCGACGCCTTCAAGAAGAGCGCGATGGAGATCGCCAACAGCGCCCTCTACAACCCCGTGTATGCCAAAGGGTTGGAAGCTGGGTTGAGTCGCCAGCAGCAGTTCACCCCGCCGTCGATCGGCATGCCCGGCATGACGCCCATCGCCCTCGGTCCCGCCTACGGACCGATCGCCATGCCTCAGCAGGCGGGACCGCAACGGCAAGACCCCATCCGCATCATCCTGCAGCCCAAGGATGGATTCGTCGACGCCATCGTCCAGCGGGCATCAGACCACGTCGCTATCACCATCGAGCGGGAGCTGCGCTAATGTCCGACCCGACCTATACCAAGCTCGTGTGCCTGCACCGCTGGCAAGACCCCGCCACGGTGCAGGCGGCATGGACGGTGGGCGATCCCACCCCGTGGCAGTGCACCAACTGGTGGGCGTACCACGGCGGCGACATCGCGTGGGTGGACGAGACGCTCTACAGCCTGCGGATTGAGGAGAACGGTGGGCGCACGCTGCTGGAACACGACTGGCGCACCGGGCGCATCGTGCGGGAGTGGGCGT